CCAGTTAAGAACCTCAAACAAGGGAGACAAGAAGAGCCTCGAGCTTTATCTTGAAGGACCTGAGTTGGAGAACTTTGAGGGCTGGTCTATAGACAAAGATAATCCAGAAGGACCAAAGTATAAAGGTCAGACTGGTCGTGTTAGTGCAACCATCTGGACAGATGAGTTTAACAACGGTAACGTATCTCGTAACGAGATCATGTACAAACTTACCATGATTGCCACGGAGCTTGGTCTTCGTGATGAGCTGAACCGTATCCAGGCTGCTTCTATTGAAGACTGGGTAGCACAAGCTCTTGACCTAGTAAAAGGCAAGAAAGTGTACTGGTTCTTGAAAGGTACAGAAGAAGAGTATAATGGTAAGACTATCATCAAACTTTCTCTTCCTAAATACAAGTTTGTATCTGCAGAAGAAGACAAACTGGACAAGTTTGACAAAAACAATAAGTATCACTACAAAGCTCTGAACACTAAACCAGTGAGCAGCTTTGAACCTGCTACTGATGATTTTGAGATGTAATCATCTCATTTCTCTATCCATTAACGGGGGGTGTTTCTACACTCCCCTCTCTTTTTTTTCAGCTAAAATGGATGGTTATGTTTAAAACAAAAAACCTGGTACATGATATCAAAGATGTACCAGTACCCTGGATATTTGAGCACTACTGCAAACTAAAAGAGAAACTAAATGGTCATGATGTAAAGATCAAGAGTCTGTTTAATCCAAAGGAACGCACACCTAGTATGTGTATATATCTGGATGCAAATAAGAAGACCTACCGTTACAAAGATTTCTCCTCAGGCAAAGGTGGCTCAGCTATAGACCTGGTTAAAGACTTAACAGAACTGCCGTATCACAAAGCCTGCCAGCAGGTGGTAGAGAAGTATAACGATTTTGTATTACACAACAACGGTGGTTATGATGTACAGGAATTTAAACAGGCTTCTAAGTATAAGGTAGTCAGTTTTAAGAAACGGCAGTGGAGTACACAGGACCAGTATTACTGGACCCAGTATAACATTGGCACGCGTCTCTTGACTGAACATAACGTAGTACCTCTAGAGTCTTACCTGATGGTAAAAGATGACAAGGAACTACGTATTACAGGTAACTATCTCTATGGTTACTTTAAAAGTGATGGTAGCCTGTACAAGATCTACCAGCCCAAGACCCTGGACAAAAAGTTTATCAAGGTAAGTGACTATGTCCAAGGTTCAGAACAGGTAAAGAACAATGACTTCCTGCTGATTACTAGCTCACTGAAAGATATCATGTCACTAAAGAGCCTTAAGCTCAAGCTAGATATCATAGCTCCTGACTCAGAAAACTCTTTGATAAAGAAAGAGCTGATGGCAGAGTACATGAAAAACTACAAGAAAGTAATTGTCATGTTTGACTATGATGAGGCTGGTATAAAAGCTATGGAAAGATACAAGGAACTCTATCCTGATGTAGTAACAACGGTGTTACCTATGAGCAAAGACCCATCTGATTCTATCAAAGACTTCGGTGCAAAGAATGTATTCCTGAGAATAGTACCACTGCTTAACAAAAAGTTGGAGAACTAATTATATTCTACAGTATATTTGTAGACCTTAATATCCAACCCTATGCAAGAGACTTGGTACTACAGAGATAAACCTATACAAAATATGGAAGACCTGCCGGATCATGAAAAGATCCACGGGTTTGTATACATCATACAGGATACTGTAACATTCAAAAGCTACGTAGGTAAGAAGGTCCTGCGTAACACACGCAAGAAGAAGATCTCACAGAAAGTAAAAAAAGCAACAGGTACTCGTAAGACGTACGAGCGTACGGTAAAAGAGTCTGACTGGAAAGATTACTACGGATCTTCTAAAGAGCTCCTTGCAGATATTCAGAAGTACGGCAAGCAACGGTTCAAGAGAACTATCCTGGAACTGTGCTGCTCTAAGAAATACCTCACCTACGCAGAAGTAGCCTGGCAAATCAAGCTGGATGTACTAAGACTTAACAACTATAACGGAAACATCCTGGGCCGTTATTATCCCCGGGATATGGAAAACTGTTTCTAATGGAAAATGCAGAAGTAAAAGCATGCCCCAGCAGCGTAGCAGACTTACAAAGTAAATACGATGAACTAGTAGAGTTCTTAGAGTATGAGAACGCCTACACTGTAGATCCTCAAACTGAAAAACGTATCCGTTTAAAACTTATAGAACTAGGAATATGGCCATCACCACAGAACAGCTGATACAAAAGTATCCTAAGATATTTCAGCAGTATGAAGGAAACCCTGGAATGTGCAACTGGTTTGGTGTACCAGACGGTTGGCTTCCCATTATAGATAAACTATGTGGATGTATACAGAACTACATTGACAATGTTACCCGCTATATAGACGGTAAACCTATAAAACCTGAGCAAGTCACCTGTGTACAGATGAAAGAAAAGTTTGGCAGCTTACGCTTCTATACAAACGGAAACGATGAAATAGTAGAAGGTATGATTGCTATGGCAGAGCACCTCTCTTATCACACTTGTCAAGAGTGCGGGTCAGAAGAAAACATCGGACGCACTGGTGGATGGATCACTACACTGTGTCAGAAGTGTGCAGGAGATAACTATAACTGGAAACCTTTAAATACCCAGCCAGATGTCGAGTTTTAAAGAATGGTTCCAGTCTGAAGAGTATCAGCAGTTAAACAAGTTTATGCAGGAAGCAGAAGAGAAGATCATGAATGGACTAAACAATGATCTTTCTCAGAGCATGATAACTGACATCCGTAACTGGCGTGTAGGTGACGGTCCTGATGATGTCAACACGCACAGCTGGAGAGGAGTAGCAAGACTATTTGTAGAAAAGTATCCTGAGTTCTCTGATGAACACGGGATTATAGCAGGTAACCAAATCAGTGGCATGCAGTTATGTGATGCTGCTATGAAATTACTCAAACAAAAACCTGAAGAAGGATGGAACTAGAAACTATCATGCAGGAATCTGTAGAGATCCTAGAGAAAGATTTTTACAGTAAGAAGTTTTACTACTCATATAGTAGCCTGAATAAACTGATCTGGAACCCACAGATCTTTTATCAGATGTATGTACTTGGACTAAAAGAAGAAAGACTGGAGCAACACCTTGTACAAGGTAAGCTTATACATCTTCTGCTTTTGGAACCTGAAAAGTTTGCAGAGGAGTTTATGATGACTCCTGGTAGTATTCCTACCGGCAACTTAAGAATAGTAGTAGACCGTGTATTCCGTCACTATCAGGAGTTATCCCGTAACGGTGACGACCGCACAGAGCTGGCACAGTTTGATGGAGCTATTCTGGATGTCATGAAAGACATGAACTACTTCCAGAACCTGAAGACAGACCAGCAGCGTCTTGATAAAGTAATCACTACAGAAGCAGTAAGTTACTGGGAGTTCTTGAAGACCAAAGGTAATAAGACTCTTGTAGATCCTGATACGCTGAAGTTCTGTACTGACGCTGTAGAAATCATCAAGACCAACCAGCAGGTGTGTAACCTGATTGGTTGTAACGTAACTGAGTTTGATAACAAAGAAGTTATCAACGAGCAGGACGTAATGATAGACCTGCCTAACCAGGCTTACGGTCTAAAAGGAATCATAGACAATCTGGTTATAGATCATGATGCCAAAACAATCTTTGTTAATGACATCAAGACTACATCCAAAGATCTCAAGGACTTCCCTGAGAGTATAGAGTATTACTCTTACTGGCTGCAGGCTGTGATCTACATGATCATGGTTAGCCAGGTGTATGCTCAGCTTATAGACAATGGATACCAGGTCAAGTTCCACTTTGTGGTAATTGATCGTACGTTCCAGAGTTATGCTTTCCCTGTATCCGAGAATACCTTGAACACTTGGTTGGATCGGTTTACAGAGTCTATCAAGAAAGCAGAATGGCATTATCAAAACAGGAGCTACGATCTTCCTTATGAGTTTGCTCAAGGTCTCGTAGTTCTCTAAAAGAGAACCCGAATGATAGATAGCTTGTATACCAAGTATTTTCAGAAGTCACGGTCCTTCTTGTTCCCTGCTTTAGGGATCAAGAAGACCGCCAACTTCTCTCCTGCCGGTACCTATATCAGTATAGAAGGTATAGTCGAACCGGAGGACATGAAACTAGTATGTGCGTACAAAGAGAACGACAGTCAAGGCTTCAAGATTTTTGAAGAGCAGATGCTGCTGACTAACCCGCTGTTTAACCAGGTACTTCATATCCGTGATTACAATCTGTATCTGTTTGACTATCAGACTTATATGGATGACTGGTTTAATTTCATGCTGGGTAAGTACTCAAAACTGTCCCCTGTATTGAAACGGGCTATCAAGGCTTACTACGGAGACACTTCGAGTGAGTACCGGTATATAGAGTCTTATCTGTTCCCGGATAAGTTCTTTGATACCTACGCCAAGCTCCTGGATGTTGACGTGTACATGCTAAAAAAGATAGGGGAACTCTGTGATCCCTGTGACTTAGAAAAAGAAACTTTAAAAATTCCTGTAGAAGATTTGGAGATCTTACAGAAAACCGTTTAAATTTGTAGACCTAATCTGTAG